CACTTCACCTCTATCTAAACTTTCCTGCAACAAGTCTTTATTGCGTTGAATCCTTGGTTTTGTAAACATTTCATCGTAGGCTTCGACCAGAGTCCGTGGACGCTCTACCTTTGCTTCGGGCATCACCGATTCAATTAAGTCAGGTCCACGCAGCTTGCGTGCCATGCGCCCCAGGCTGGTAAGCGCCTTACCACCCCCCATGATGTCAGGCAGGGACAGTTTCTCTGCGGTGCCCAGGGGGTCTTTAACAGCGCCCACAGCTGCACGCCCCACCGCTTCTGCGGTACCCATTGGGTCCGCTGCTGCCTCTCGCGCCATCGTCTTCAACTGCTCCACCTCTGGTTCACGCATCTGCAGTAATGCGCCTGCCTCTTGCATCGGGTTCGCTGCCAGCCACCGTGGGATCAACTCAGCGAAGCGTTCCAGTTCGTTGCGTGCCTGCAAGCTGCCTTCTAATTGCGTCCCTGCGCTTTCTAACCGTGCCCCCAGCTGCGCCAGGATATCGGGTGCCCCCTGGGGCGTGTTGTAGGGGTCCAGCTGCCGCAGCAGTGCATCGATGATCTCTCGGTCAGTCTGATTCGGCATTAGAAAAACTCAGGCTCTTCCAGTTCTTTCTTCTTCTTGCCCCGCTTGGTCAGCATCACCTCACGCTTGACCCAGTAGGCTTTTATTTTCTTAGCCGCAGCGACGATCTTCGCATCGTGCTGACCATCCTCTTCGGCATGGCACAGGTCGCAGATATACTCGCGCCCTGTCCACCACCAGGTCTTGGACTCATGGCACGCCTTGCAGACAGCGCCCTTCTTGCTATTTGCAGGTCTGTCCTTGTATGCCTGGCGTTTTGCCTGCTTTGCCTGGGTTGCCATAGGTATAACCCGTCTGCACCTTGCGGCCTGTGCGGCGTGCCTCTTGTCGAGCCTGCGCCCGTCCCTTCGGGCTGTAACTGTAGTGCTTGCTACCAACCTTGGGCATCAGTTCTGCTCCGTGTTGATGTTAACGGTCTGCCCCACGCGCTGGGCATTGGAGCGCACCACACTCTGCAGCGCTTGAGCCTGCGCCTGGACGTTGTTGCCATCCCGCGTGCTGGGGATGGTCTTCTCACTCTCCTGCAGGGGCTGTCCCTGCGCCTGCCCCTGCAAAAACTGCTGATGTTGCTGCGTATGCCGTTGCAGGAGTTGCTGAAACTGCTGTATCGCTTGGGGGTTGATTTGCATCTGCTGCTGCAGGTACTGGGTGACCGCTGGGTCCTCCCCTGCTTTGGCGTGCTGCTGCAGGTGGACCTGGTGATCCTGCGTGGGCAGCACCCCTGGGTCCTGCTGGCGTGCGGCAAGAAACTGGTTCTCCAGCTGAGCGGCACGCACCGCTTCCGCATCCGCAGAGGTCTTAATGAACTTGTCCTGGTCACTCACGCGGAAGGCACGCAGCACCAGCTTGAGGACCTCGCTGCGATTCACTTCGGGCATCTGGAAGAGGTAGTTGGCTAAGGCCAGGGTATCCTCCCGCTCTAGTTGCTCAAAGAGGGGGCGCATACTCTGCGTTTCTACTTCGACCTTGAAGCGCACCTTGAAGAGGTCCGAAGAAACAGCTTCGTAGATGGGGTCGTCCTCCCCTTCGGATACGTTGATGACAAATGCTTCGGGGGTATATCTGGAGTCCGCCATAATGCGGAAGGTGTTGTAGACTACCGCATCGTAGGCTTTGCCCACCTCGGCTGAAAGCCACTCCCTGTTCTGGGTGCCAAAGGAAGCGATAAGGCTGGCCTCGGTGGCGGTGCGGCGAGGACCTCCCCCCATCGCCATCTGCGATACGTTCAGAACCTGCTCTTCGTAGTTGCGCATATCCGCTTCTATGCCCAGCTGATCGGGTGGGGGCGTGCCCATCTGCATCTCGCGGAATCCACTGTTGACATCGGATACCCAGATAACCTGCCCATCACGTGCCTTGGTAAGTTGGTCGGCTATGTTGGCATTCTCTTCACGCTCTGCCCGTTGCCCCAGGATGATGCGAGGGTAGCGCTTGAGGAGGTCCACCCGCCGCGATACCGACTCTACGATGACCCTCTGCTCATCTTCGACATACGCCATCATGGGGAGTCCATATAAGGACTCTTCCGACAGGTCGAACTTGAGGGCATGGTAGGGGAAACCCCCTTGCACCAGGTAAGAGCCTGTGGCGTTGAACTCCCCCGTCATCATCATCTCACCCGTAAAGGGATCGGGGGCCAGCACGGGTTCCTGCTCTAAGAAGGGATGGTCTATATCCTCTATGGGTTGCTCCACCCCTTCAGCAAAGACGATGCGCTTGCGATGCACTCTATCGTGAATCTCGTAGAGCAGGGCATAATCGCCCAGGTCCTTAGCGGTTTGTATCGCATTCTCCTCATCTTGCGAGGAATACTCCTGCTCTTCCAGGTCGTAAAGCGTTTCATCACTCGACGCAGCGGCATTAATAGCGGTCACCTGCCTGCGATTGACAAAGCGTTCATCTTTGCGCACAAACTCCAGCGGCACCAGCATCTTTTCGATGATGAAACGGGCATGGGACAGTTTATGAGGAGGGCAGAGGGGATCGACAAAGACATTGAAGGGCGGCACCCTGCGCACCGCGACCATATCGTCCTGCAGGGCATCGTTGACCACATAGGGCGCTAGCGCGTCATCCCCTGGGGGGTTGTAGTCGAACTTAAGCCAGCCCAGGGAGCAGTAGAGGGCATCGAAGATGGCTTGCTGCATCTCCACCTTAACCTGCATCGTTTCCAATGCCGCATTCGCCACCCGCTCCAGTATCTCAGCCTGAAACTCGCGGTTGGGGTTTTCCACACGCAAGAAAACGTGTGGATAATTATAGGCGATGCTAGAGATGATCTGTCGAGTAAGGGGATAGAAGCGAGAGATGCGCACCACCTGGTCCTTATCCAACCCAGGGACTTCAAACTCTTGGCGGTACATCGCCAGCAGCTTGCGCCACTCCTTGTGCTTGGGGAGCATGAACTTCTGCGCGTTGTCTATCGACTTGCGCCAGTATTGTACTTCTTCGCCTTTCAAGAAGCGTATCTCCCATAGTGCATCGTATAATCGTGGATGGTAGCGTCAATCACGTTCTCGCCCAGGAAGGGGTTGGTATCCACCCGCAGGCTGGGGGTCGCAGGCTTGTAGAGGTGCATCATCGCATAGCGAAGCTCATCTGCACAGTGATCATCGGGCGAGTGGGTGTCGAGGTCTTCGGGGTTCTTCTTATCTCTGGGCAGGGAGGGCATGATGCGAAAGAGGGTGTCGTTCCACCCCAGGAACGCGTAGAAGCGCTTATTCGCCAGGGCATCGTTGATGACACGCCACCCCGTGACCCTGTCGTTGTTGGCACGAGTCAAAAAGAGACCATGATCGGCAAAGACATCGGCTGGCGAGTGGTTGATGACCTCGCTCAGTCGACGCTTTACAAACATCGAAGGATCGGCATAGATGGCGCTGGGTCTACGTCCGTTGGTAAAGGGACAACTCTCAATCATCTTATCGATCTCATACGCATGGGTGCTAGCGGTAGCGTTGTCGCGGTAGTATTCGGTCATGCGGTAGACATTGCCATCGAAATCGCAGGTATACAAGCCAAAAGAGGTGTGAGCCGCTTCCCCATAGTCTAGCCCCCCGAATAAGGGCCAGTGATCGGGTATCTTAAAGCTGGGTACGGCGATGTTCTTCTCATTCCAAAGGCTGAAGTACTGCCCTACGAACGAATCCCAATCCCCTTCCAGCCATGCCTTGACCAACAACTCATCGCCTACCCCTTTCAAACGGTTGATATACTCAGGGTCGCGCAGGAGCAGGATCTTGTTGTCCGTGACCAGGGAGCGGATGTACATTCGACTGCTCTGGTCTTCAGGATCGGTATAAAGCGTTCCTTCGGGCACGATATCGATGAAGTAGCTCTTAATAGCCTGGTGCCCCACCCCGCCAGGGTTGCCCGTGGCGCGTATCCGTTTTACAGGGATATTCTGGGCACCGGAGCGCAACGTAGCCTTGAGCTTGTGGTAGGCGGCGAGGTTATCCCACTGCTGCAACTCATCGAAGCCAATCCAAGTGTACTGGTGGCCCTGATACGAATCCGCAGCCGCTTCGTTTTCCAGATGCCGCAGGGAAAGCTCAGCCCCATTGGGAAAGAACCACTTGCGTTGACCCACCTTGTACTCAGCCCCAGGAAAGGCCTGGTAGAAGATCCTGCGCGACTCCGCGAGGATCTCATCTAGCTCAGGATAGGTCCTGCGGAAGATGATGCCGCGCCAGTTCTTGCCATAGGTCGCAATATCCTGCGCAAAGTCTAGCAGCAGCAGAAAGCTCTTTCCTCCTCCCCTCGCGCCACCAAAGAACAACTGGTTGACGAACTTGGCACGCATCGCCTTTTCCTGCGGTCCTGGCTGCGGTTTAGGCATCTCCACCGCATCCGCTTCAAACGCTATATTGGGGTCTGCTACGGGACGCTCAGGCTTCATCCGAAGGGTCCTCGTTCCCCACTTCCTCTTGAATCACTTCCCCCTCTACAGGCACCGCTTCCTGCAACTGCAGCATCTCCTCCATCTGCTGATTCTGCTTGACCCACTCCTCGTAATTGTCTGCTGAAGGGGGTGCGTTCACCCCAAACTGCTCCACCATGTGCTTGTGGATATGGGTATCGCGCACATCACCCACTTCTCGCGCTATGGCATCCAAGACCTTGACCTTCAGCTGAATACGCCGCTCAGGGATACGGTGGTAGAGCTTATCCAACTCCTTCACCCGCTCCTTGCGGTCTGCCAGCTTCACATCGTCAAAGTTCTTCTGGTAGATATCCAGCTGACGCTTGTACTCCGCAATAAAATCGGGGTCCAATCGCCAGTACTTGACCGTTTTGGGCAGCACCCCCAGGTGGTTCGCCACCTTGCGAGACTGCTCCCTGGGGTTCCAGCGGTCCAAGATCATCAGCTGGATAGCTTGCTTATGGTTGGTATTTAGAATCATACTCTTAGCACCGAAGAGTAATTCTTAAAATCTATCTCTAATCCTTCCTTCTTTTCCTCACTCAGGTGAGTAGGCTCAGCAAAGGAAACCTCCAGAGCTTGATCGCATACGGCTTTTAGCTCCTGGGCCTTAATCCGCACATAGGCTGAGTTAGGGGTGTAGGTACACAACGACCTGACTGCCCTCTTCTTAATCTTCTCCACCGCTTTGCGCGTTATCATTTCTCAGTCCACCGTGCTACAGACCCTCTCAGGTCCAAATGCACAAAACCCTTCTTCGGGTAGGTGCCAATGCCGTGGAAACGTTGGTGATCCGCTGCTAAGGCCAGCGCTTCGATCCGCGCCTCCGCTTCCTTCCCCTGAGGGAACGTAGGGACGATGTCCGTAGCGAAAACCAAGTGCTGAGAGTTGGGCGCTCCTCCCACCCCCTCATTATGCTCCGGTGTGCGCCATGCACTGGTAACCGTAAGCGCAGATCCCCACGCATCCCGCAACGCCTGCAACTTCACCATGTGGTCCCAGAAGCGATCCCCCACCTCCAAACAGCAATGCGCCACCACCTCCCCCAACGTGCGGCCAGGAGAAGCTAGCTCAGCCCAAGCAAAATTCGGTACGTCAGGGTGAATCCGCATTCGCCCCCGCCCACAAAAAAACCCCCCAGGAGGACTAAGCCCAGGGGGTTAAAGGAGGATAAAGGTAGCTAGAATGCTAGGAACAGTAGCTGCTAAGAACGTAGTTGCACGGTACTACCCTATAATACTATGGGGTATATAGGTGTACATCTCTAAATACTTCAATATACTCTATCTAAAAAAAGCATATTATATAGTATTTATGATTAATACCCTTATTGATAGGTCAGTACTATATAGTATATATTATATCATATATATATACTATACCCCTAATGGTGCCCTTTTGGAGAATTTCGGAGCTAGGGGTGCAGGACGGAAATCCCTCCAACTTATGTAAACCCCCACCACGGACTTCAGGCCCCCCACCGCACACCCATGAGAAAGAGAACGATGTATGGACGATATAATAACGATACCTATGGCATCCGGGTACTCGGGTAGGTTCACCTTCTTGGCGGTAACTACAGCAGCTTCACTGTGTCCAATTAAGCTGCAATTTGGGCAGGTTTCAGACTAACGATAAGAC